TATTTTTTATAAACTACTACACAATTGTTTACTGTTTCCATTCATCATAAGTCTTGAAACTGATGATATCCGTCTTACCTGTCACTGGGTCTTTCGCTCGTCTAATCTGTGGTGGAAGCCCTTCGACTACATCGATTGTTGTACAACGACAATGTATTGACTCAGCAGGATCGCTAAAGTCACCGGGATACCTTGCACTCATTCCACCAATCCAGAATAAACCGTTCTCATCCTCAAACTGTCCATCTAAATGTTGGTGACTATCCCTTGTCGAGCCGTCTAGTGTAGCAACCCACTGTCTGCGTATATTTACCCCTTCGTTCTTTAGTTCCTCTGTGTTTAAGTACGCCCCTGCGTTCATGTTCCTATTTCCCTCGGTTCTAATTACTCTAGCCGTGTTGGAGACATTCTTATTGAACACATCCTTGACTCGTGTAACTTGCTTTGCGTACGACTCACCGTTGATTAAACCCTGTCTGACTGTTCTTAATACCTTATCTAGTCCATCGGTAGCGTTCTTGGTCAAGAGAGCTTGGAGCGTATCCCCCGAAGGTGGCATCATCCCGCTTGCTATCGCTCGTAATCGTTGGTCACGAATAGTAGCTAGTCGTGTAGCATCGCCAGTGACGGCTACATCACGCACCAGTGGATTCGGTGGAGCATACTTGATATTTACCCCTAGCTCGTCTGTAAAGTACGCCATGATGTATCTATCCATAAGAAAGGATTCATCGAATAGCTGATATTGTCCATTTATGATTTTCTTTGCGGATTCCTTACCCACTACGGTATAAATCCCTTTTATCCCCTGCTCGGTCTTTTTCAGCCTGTCGTAGAGAGCTAAGGTCTTGTAATAATCGGCTTTCGGTACTCCAACTAGATGTTTAGCATAGGTATCCTTAAGAAGTTCTAGTGTCTTATCCCTGCCGAAACGGTAGTCTTTCATGACATCCCTTTCAATAGCGGTTAGGAGGAAGTCTAGTTTATCGTACTTTTCTTTCTGGACACCTGTGAGAGTCATTAAGCTTCCTCTGTTAAGTCTAAATCAATCTCCGGTCGTTGTTCACCTAGTCTACTTGCTTCAACCTCGGCATCTAAGCCTACCCATTCCTGCTTTGTTTGTGCAGATATCCAGTCAACCCCTGTAAGTACTTGGATAAGGCTTTCAACGTCAGTCGGCAAGGTTCTTTCAAAGGTAATCTTCATTTCTTCCGGCTGTAGGTTCTCTTTCAGCTTGACCAAACCGCCCAATAACTCAAGCCGTTTTCTCGTACCGTCCATGAATACCTTTTCAATCCGCTTGGAGAACATATCCATATCAAATAGCCTTATCTTCAACGCTTTTGCGGAAGCCTCGCCAGCCATTTCCGTATGCCAGTCTACAGTGTGAGAGTGTTTGTAAATCTCTTGGATTAACAGGTCGGTGACATACTTCCTAAACTCCGGCGAAAGGTTCTTCTCTAGGAACTGCGGCGTCAATTCGTCCTTGGTGATATCCTCAAGTGTTTTGATTTCGCTTAATTCAACATCCTTCGGGAGCTTTTTCCCGAGCATGAGAATAGCATCGACTATGCGATCAATCTCATTGGAGTTTCCGGTTATCGCCCAGTCAAGAGCCTCGATGTAACTAATAACCCCATCGAACGGTGAAGCATCGCCAATCATCTCCGAACGGTACTCGACTACAGGACACTCTGAGAGCCATAACACCCTTTCATTGACTAGAGTATAATCCTTGTCTTTCTCGGTTCGCTCAAACTGTAGCCATTCATCAGCGGAGATATAATCAGCCAAGTATTTCTCACCGTTCATCCGATACCAAATAATCGCTATCAGTTTAGGTTCAATTTCATCCGAATAGATAGGAACCACCGAGAGTGGGTCAAGAGAAGCAATCCTGATTTCGGTATTCTTCAAAGATGTTCCATCGCCTACCGTGTAGATAAGTTCATACGCTCGGTTGTAAGTCAAAGCGTTTAGTCCAGCTTTCATGTCCTTGACAGATATATTATTTTTGTCAAGAATCTTTTGCACAGCATCTTCGTAATCACCGTCAGCACAATCGTATTGGATATTTGAGAAAAGGTATCCAGCATGAGTATCTATCACCGTTGAGAAATAAGCCGTAGGTACGCACCAGTTCGGCGTTTTGTGTTTCCGCTCTCGTTCTTGGACACGGTTCATCAAAGCCGGATTTCTTTTGAGGTAGAAGTCCCGATAGAGTTTCATATCCGAATAAATCTTACTAGATTCAAAAACTGAAATTGCTTTTTGTATTTCTTGACCGTTCATATTACCACCTTGATATTGTCATTACTCCGCTACCACGACCGCTTAGATAGGTTACACCCCAAACGAGAGCATCTAGTCTATTCGGTGATTCCTTATCTTCAGGAGTCCACATACATAGTTCATCCTCTAGTTCTAGGAAATTACCTACATGATGTACTAATCCCATATCATATAGATTGGCTATTGGTTCAGCCCTGAGAGCCTTTCCACGAGTAGCAGTTACTTTCTTGAACCTGATTGACCTATCGTAGTTCCGTATGTTCATTTCTACAAGGTCACCACCTTGGTTCGTTTCCGCTACCACCAAATCGGCACTGTGTCGCCTATACGCATCTATTACACTTTGCCCCCATCCGGTCACATCGCCATGATAAGTGAAGTCGTCTATGACATAATAGTGTTCTTTTCCGTCTATAGTTTTTGAGCCGACTACAATGATTCCTGTATCGTCTGATGTTTCATTACCTGTAACCGCAGGGTCAACAGCAACAACAACCCTCGTAAGGTCTGATACCGATTCTACCCTGTGTCTGATAATCCAATCACGCTTCCACAAAGCACCCTCTGTGTCGTCTGAGTATTCCCCTAGATAGAATCTCCTTCTACGCTTTTCACCTAAGCTCTCTAGCGTTTCTAGATAGCTCTCGTTTAGGTTCTCGGTATTATCAACCGGGTTCATCCTAAGATAACCATATCTCTCTTGGTGTCTTAACGGTGCATCCGTCTCTGGATTCTTATGCTCATGGAATATCCTATAACCCCAATGCTTTTTACTCGGTGGGTTGTAGTCAATGATTAACTTAGGTGGAACGCCCTTCGGTGGGTTAAGTCTAGTCTTGAGTGTTTCGTATGTTTCATAGGGAATCTGCGAAGCCTCGTTTACGAAGATCGTTGCGTATTCATTACCAAGAATCTTCTCTATCCTCTCCTTGTCGTCAGTACCACCTATCCAAATCTCGCTACCATTGTCAAATGAAATGAACCAGTCTGATTTATTCTCCGTGTAATTGATACTTGGGAACGCTATCTTCATGACATCTTGAATCGTGCCATACCAAATAGACTGTTTTACATGGTTGAATCTGAACCTTACAATTAAGTGCCTTGTGTCTGGATATTTTAAGGCACGAAGAATGATATTCCTTATGATGATGAAACTTTTACCCGACCTTGAACCACCTTCCAACAAGACTTCATGCTTGTCAGCCATGAGCCGAGTAGCTTCTATCTGCTTAGGCGTTTTCTTAAAGTCGTTCATCGTCTTTGTCTGCGTATACAATCTGGATACCACCCTCGATTGCCAGTGAATCTCCATAGCCTCTTAGCTTGCCTATCTTGGATAGATACCACTTTGCCGATTGTTCATCACCGTCCTTGATTTTGTTTATCAGCGTACTTTCGCATACATCAAGAATGGTTTCCTTTTCATCCTTCATAGCTTGCTGTGTTTCTTCCCACTTCTCGGTATGTTTCTTTGCGGTATTCCAGTTACAACGAAGCCTCTGAGCGATGGTAGACATAATACCACCAGAGTCTTTTATAGCTTCTAACACTGTATCCTTGTCAAACATAGTACTCATTCCTACTTTTTATAGCGATTATTGTAACTTTTTGCTACCTCATTAAGTCTTACCCCTAGCTTTTCTCTCACTAGTCAGTCAAATAATTACGAAAAAGGAGAACAGATTATCTCCATCCTCCTTTATTCTAACACTTGTTAGTATTTCTGTCAAGATACGGTGTTGAGTATTTTTAGTATGACTCTGATGGTATTGGCATCCATGCAATAATCCTACGGCAAGCAAGTGAACTACCCCATCCCCAAGTGTTACTGTATTTTTTTACAACATATTCAACATGTTCACAATCTGTGCCCTCGTGAAGTATTACCTTAACAAGATAATCACCATCATATTGTGGACACTCATCATACCTCCACCGAAACCTTTCTTTCAATATAATATTCTCCGATACTAACTCTTTGTTCCTTATTACCAACTTTGATTCAATAGCTACTTTTAATGAATCGGTTTTCATCCTTTATCCTCCACAATCCTACTTACATATTCAACAGCTTTAATCTTTACAATCTTCCCATCTATTACTACATAGTCATCTACGCCATTTTTAAAAGTAGAGTCTATGTTTTTTAGCAAATCTACTTCTATATAAGCTATTGCTTCTTTTAATGTGTCAAATTGTACTATTTCTTTACGATCATCATACTCGTATTTTGGTGTAAACACATAAATCATACATCCTCCTGTGAAAAATGCTCAACTATTGATAATGCAACAGCCGACACCTGAACAGCTTCGTGTAACATCTTTAATACATCATGCGGTGATGCTTTTCCTATGAAAGCATCGTTCACCGCCATAGCCAACTCTCCTACTTCTTCCATGAGAATTGACATCCACTCAAACGGCGTGTTGTTCTGTGGGTACCCCCATTTCCTGTCCTGATTTGAACGCTCATAAAGCACAATTTCCATTGCCTCTGTCTTTGTTATCATACGTCCTCCCTCTCAACTTCCGAATATGGCAACAATCGTGCCACAAACAGAACAAACTATCTCGTCAGTGGTAAAACCGCTCTCCCTATGTACCAGTTGATGTGTGCACTTGTCCTTAGGAACTGCCAACAATGTATATTCCTCTTCCGCTGTTGGCTTCCTATATGACAAATGTCCACCATTATCTGTGCATATCCAGTTTTTCATTCTTTATCCCTCCCATACTCTCTCAACGATCGCCATAATCTTGGCAACCGCTTCTGTACAACTGTGAATCAACGCCTCGCTATCTTTTGAAACGTTGTTGTACCGATATACCAACCCCTCTAGGTTGTTCACTTCCTCCCGAAGTTGCATAGCAAGTATCGCTAGATGCTCTTTGTCAAGACTGCGCTGTATGGTTATTTCTTTGACCTTTTTGTTAAATTCGCTTTGTTTCATCGTTCCTCCTATAAAATTATAATATCTGCTATATTCTGCAAATTAAAACTTCCCACAACATCACAAGACCTTCTGAACCGTATTTTAGATTTATGAACCATATTCCAATTAAAGTACCTATAGCCCATACAATCAATCCTTTCCACCATGAAGATACATGAGAATAGTATATTGCAGACAAACACATAACTGGATACATTAATATTCCTGTTACAATATCGTTATACATATAATTTCCTCCTAAAGAAATATCCATGGTTCCGATTTTGTACCATGTTCTTTGAAAAAATCTTGCACAAAGTCAAACACTCTTTCTCTGTTTTCCTCAATAGGTTCATACCTAGAGAACCATCGTTCTGTTATAGGAATGTCTTTCATCGTGATAAGAACCTTCCAATCTTGGTCTTGGTCATATACCTTTGCAATATACTTACTATCCGCACTTCTATTCATGTACCTTAATGTTCCAATAAAACTGTTCATGATTTCCTCCTACAATCACTATACACCATCTAGTGTGGTATGTAAAGAACAATTTTCACTTTATTTTTCTGTCATCAAACCAATGGTCTATCACTACCTCGTCAAGTCCAACGCTTTCATCGTCCACAGGAGAGTAATCTAGCCATGTCCAGCCGTCTACATGATCTCGTAGATAAAGATTGTTCTCAGGATTCATCCGCATTCCCTGACAGTGATATTTCTCACCTTCATTAAGTTGTCGTGGTGCTGTTCTCTTAAATGTGTCAATCATCCACTTGCCAAACTTGTTACAGTTACGCTCTATGCGTTTTCTATCCGCCATGGACTTTCTATGCGTGAGTTCTTCAAAGTCCCATTCCGACCTGTTAAATGGCAACTTCATACATCCTCCTTATCAATCCAATCCACTTCACTAGTAATAACTACTTGGAGAGCTTTTGATATTTCAGAATCCGCTTTTTTGAACTCTTCTAAACTTACCCCAGATTTTGCAACCACCTCACTAATAGCCATAGCATTATGTTGCAATTCTTTGTTTGTCATATTTCCCTCCCTTTGGCAATTTTTCTAGTTTTTGCCGTTTCGGTTAATCTCATTTACTTCCTCATCGTAGGTCTTAAAGCAAACCAAATCCTCATCCTTGTTGTAATATACTTCATAACCTTGTCTGACTAGTGAAATTACTAGCGTGTCTATATAATCATTGTCGGTAATCTTGATTGCTACTTCGTACTCTTTCATCGTTTCCCCTATTTCACCACCGTGGTGAAAACCGTACTTCAAGTGAAAGCCGTTTGCCTATGTGTGGCATGTATACATGCTTTCCTAGATAACGGCACTACCATAGGACTTATTGCCGACTTTGGAGCATCAGGGAATCGAACCCTGTTCTTGATAGTTCACTTTGGACTTACTACCAATCGAAACCAATTATGCCCCATTTGCAGGGAAGGGAATTGAACCCTCGTGATTCGGCTTATGAGACCGAGCTGGAACCTCTCCAGTCCACCCTGCTATGTTCCACCGATTCGCATAGGCTGGTTCGGTGGCAACCTCTGTGCATCTTCCTTTCGGAAGCCATGCCTAGTCATAGGGAATCAACCTACAACGTACGGCTCTGTTCGGACATTTCTGAGGCTGTCCTACCTGTATCGGGAGTGGCGTCCCACACCCTGTGGCTAATGACCCGTAGGTTACACTAGCTCGCATAATCACAGCGAGTCAACAAATTCCATGACTTTCAAAATATCATTCTTAGCAGAAGCAATACTTGTAGAAAGATCACCTACCAATCCTCCACCACTCAAAGCATTATTGCCCTCTGAACCCTCAGTACTGCCAAACAGCTTTGTAGCCTTGTCCATAGCAATACATCTAGCCTTTGCACAGATTTCTCTAAATTCAAAGATTTCGTGTGCCAAGTCATCCATTCTTCCAACATTTCCGTTTCTGATTTCGCTTCCGACTACATCATTCATATAGTCCTCCTTAAAATTTATATCTACTAGGTAGATACTTAATTATACCACATTACTACAATTAGTCAATGCTTCGGTCTGTACACCTCTATAGTTCTTAGACCGTCTTCATCGTACTCGAACGCCTCAGCTTGTCTTGTTCCTCTGTACCCTGATGAATGATGCCAATAATCAATCTGTGCCAACGAGGATAATACCCTGACAATTGTTCCCCTAAATTCGTCCTCTAGCGTATTGTTAATCGTTTTCTTATGGTGTATGTGTCCAATGTGCATTTCCCGATGTTCACACTGACTCCAAAGGTCTTTGGCTTCGTCTGCCATGATAAGAGGGTAGTTCTCCAGCGGAATAGCTTTCCCTTTTGTTTTTCCATGAGATAGTCCTAATAAAGTGTTCCCTAGCTTGTAGTATTTCCTATCTCGTGGGTCGTTGTCTACCTCTACCATCTTATCGTTGTGATAGTACGCCTCTAAAGCTACATTGAGATAAAAAGCCTTCTCGCCATCGTGGTTTCCACTTATTCCGATTATCTTAACAGGTGCGATACTTTTCAGCCAATTCGTTTCGGTAACGATCATGTCAAACACTTCTTGGAATGTCTTTTTCGCTCTACTATCCTCGTCTTGTAAAGTGCCATTCATTGTTGAGTTGGCTTCGTTGGCGACATTAAATAAATCAGAACCAACAGGGAACAAAAATTGTCTAACTTTGCGATATGAATACAAATTACAGTAAAAGGCGACCGCCCTCATGTGTTCTTCTTTCGCTATTCTAATGTCATAGTGTCCTCGCCCTGTTTCATCGCCCCATGAGAGTTGACCAAAGTGCAAATCAGGAATGTTTAATTCAATGAATCTTCCTTCATCACGTACATACACCTTAGCCCTTGGTTCTGTTTCGTTGACATAGTTCTTAAATATTTCAACAGCCGACTTCGGAGATAACCCTTTGATTTTCCGTTTCCATTCGACCTTGAATTGCCAACAAGTTATCTCTCCTGAGTTCCATCTGTTCGTGGTGATTTTATTCGGATACCAAACATCTGTATCGATATTTGAGAACTTAGCAACATCATCTATGGTTCTATAATTCTCAGGTGCTAGGATTGTTTCCGTAATGCTATCATTTTCTATCGTTCTGGAAATGACTCCAAAATTGTCACCTTTTACCAGTTTCCTTAACTTTCTGACATATCTTTTATAAGTGTCAAAGTCCATCTTAGAGTTAGTATCTCTAACAAACTCAGCGTACTTGTCATATAGTTCTTCTCGGGAAAGATTCACCCATTGTAGAATCCAGTCTTTAGCAGTCATTCGCCAATCCTCGCTTTTTCCTGTTTGATTATTGCTTTGCATTCATTCCTAATTTCTTCATAGTCCATAGCTGTCTTTTTATAATTTACTTTGATTTGATCGTCAAGGCTAAGACTTCGCATAGCGTGTTCATTCCCTAAACTAGCTCGGTGCATATTCTCTAATCTCTCTAATCTCTGTTCGCCTATTGTTTTTAACAATCCATCACGGTAGCCAATCGAGTTCCCTTCATCGAATCCATTACATCGTGGACACTGTGGAAAGATATTGTCTTTCTCAAGCTCGGTAGCTCTGTGTCTACGTGGGATATAATGCCCTCCCTGTGCTTGCTTGTAGTACATCCTTTTTCCACAAGATATACAGTAACAATATCCTCTTTCATCCGATTTCTCTAAACGCCTCATCAACTGCATAGCTGTCAATGCTTCTGTTCTCGCTTTGCTTAAACTTTTCTTTTTCTTCCTTTTCGGTTGTTGCACTTTGTAACTCCTTTAATACCCTTTTCGGGTCTGGAAATAGAAACGGCTGGTCTAAATGAATATACAATGCTAATTGTTCTAGTGGTGCTTTAGACCGCTTTTTATACCATGTAAGCAAATTATTTCTCATGTCTGATTATTCTACATTTATCCGTTGGATGATTCATTATCCGTCTTACATAGCTATAAGAATATCCGGTCACCTGACAAACTCTCTCTACACCATCACATACATATACATCGGTAATTCCATTATCTTCCAAGAGAGTCACGGTATAAGTATGTTTCCTTCTGTTACCTTTATCAAGTTGGATAAACTCATAGCCTCTTTTCACAGTTCCATCTTTCGTAGCATCTTTTACTACGCTTGTGCTGAGGCCACAAAACTCGCTTGCCTCTCTGATTGAATTGACTTTATCTACTAACTTACCCTTGTGATAAATCTCTACCATCAAGAACCTCCTGAACATCTTCCTTGGTTACTTTTACCTCTTGACCTGCTACTGTATGCCACACGATCAAATGTCGCCATACATCCTCTAAAGTCGGATTCTCTATTGAATCAATTATGTTTTGTATTAAGTGTCGAACTTTCATATTACCTCCGGTGCTGGTGGGATGGGGAGCCACTCGATTACACCGCCAATTCTATCGCCAAATGTAAATCCGTCATCAACATAAAATTCACCATTAATATATTGAGCAACAACCCAGCCAGTACTTATCATACCAAAAACAATTTCACCTTCTTTTGGCTTCTCACTCACCGGTCGCCATGTGAGTTGGGCTTTTAGCTGGGCGTTTTCTAATTTCAGAATAGAAAATTTCTCTCTTAACATACGAATCTCTTGACACATATTTTTCTCAAAGTCATTCATTTTGAACACACCCCCCCTATACCGTTTCATTAACTCGGTCATACGTCCTCCTCAAACATTTTGACTCCATCAAAATAGAACTGGACAGCACCGTCAGCAAGTTCTCTGACAGCACATTCGACAAACCCTTTCTCAAGTGCCTCAGTTGTTATTCCTTCGCACGCATTGACACAAGC